CCTCTCCACTCGTAATCTTGATATCCCCTTAGTGTTGTCTATGCATGGCGTAGCGGCCGAGATGACACCTCATTTAGTTCAAGCATTACGGTGGATTAAGAAGCTCACCGGGGTCCCCCCGATGGTCGCACTTGAGCGACAAAACGGCGGTATTAGTGCTATGCATGACTTAATGACCTCTAACCTGTCTGGAGATTATAATCTCTATGTCGCAAAATCTAGTGGTACGTTAGATGGTGAGGAACGAACGGATCGGCTGGGATGGGATACAAACGCATCGACTCGTCCGGGAATGCTTGGCGATTGGCTGACGGCTTTTAACGCCAAGCAAGTGGTGATATACGATAAGGAAACACTAGATCACCATCAGACATTTATCGTTAACAAGAGTGGTAAGCCCGAAGCGGCGCCCAACACGCATGACGATGCTGTGATGGCTTGTGCCGGAGTATGGCAGATGTATCAAACAGAGCATCCACCAATTAAGCGAACGCATCGTAATAACACGCAAGAAAGGTTAAAACTCCATGTCTAAAACTAACTACGCATCATTTAGTGGTCGTAACGAACTCGACGTATCAGACCTACGTGAACGTGGCGAAGAGCTCAAGCAAGCTATCTTCAACGCCGTCAAAGACACCCAGGGTATCATCATGTCGCCATTGCCGAACGTGCTCATTATGACGGCTGAACAGTACATGGATCAGGATCCAAACCCTGAGATGATGCCGGCGTACAAAAGTAAGGACCGGTTATTTATCACCCCGCTTAATGCGATGGATGTGGTAGTTAAGGACCCAGAAAACTTTCCACCAGAGGATGAAGAATGAGAAGCGTGTGTACAGAGCCGGATTGCTTGAGGTTTGTGAATGCTAAAGGTCTATGCGGCGTTCATTATATGCGTCAAAAACGACATGGAGATGCTAAAAAATTAACGTATAAAGTTGTGGGTCAAACGAAACATCCGTTGTATTCAACTTACGCTGGTATGCTTCAGAGATGCTACTACACGCGAGGTAAGGCATACGCTAATTACGGCGGTCGTGGAATTACTGTGTGTGATCGTTGGCGAGGTATCGATGGATTTATGAATTTTGTTAAGGATATGGGAAATAAGCCCTCTCCCGGCCACACTTTAGATAGAAGAGATACGGACGGCAACTATGAATCATCAAATTGCAGGTGGGCTACTCGTGATGTGCAGGTGCAGAACCGCCGTCTCTTTAGCAATAATACAACAGGCTTACTAGGGGTAAGCTTTAATCCTAAGAACAATAAGTGGTATGCCCAGATCCGTATTGAGGGTCATAAGACACATCTAGGGCACTTTGATACTCCTGACTTGGCGGCCAACGCATATGCTACAGCTAGGAGAGATAGCGCTATTTTGGCATAGCAGCTATAGTAATACGTAACACAAGGACTATCACGTGGCTTTTATCGGTAAAGACGATCTCAAACAGCTATACACCGATTCAAAGACCGAGGGTCACGTTTGGAGAGAGAACTACCCCGCTTTCGAGCGCCTCGCCGACAATGATCTCATGGAGGGTATGGACGAGAATCTACCCGAGGTCAACGATGGATCACTGGCGGCCGCACTGTTCAAGCTTCCTAAGCGTATCGTCTCGAGCAAACTCAGTGGTACGGTCACCTCCGATAGTGATCAGGCATGGGTGGGAGACTTGGCCAACATTGTGTGGCGTAAGCACATCATCCCCTTTGCCAATACTCAGGCACCCTTCACGCGTAAATGGAAGGATGCAGTGCGTAAGGCCGCAATCTATGGATCAGTGCCAATTATCACGCTCTTTGTCGAAAAAGATGGCCGAAGGCATGCTGACTTTATCGTGGCTCAACCCCAAGACGTGACGCTTGAGCCGGGTAAGGTTAGTGACTACGACTCGGACGTCATGTTTTGGGATGTATTTTATTCAAAACTACAGCTCGAGAACATGATTGAGCAGGCCAAGGAAGAGAAGAGTAGTGACGGTGAGGGCGATGGTTATAACAAGTGGGATATTCCGGCGTTAGAGGCTATCCTCGCCGCTAAACAGACCGAGGAGCGTGATGGTCAGGATACGCCTCTTCAGCAACAGGGCAAACAGAAGCCTCAAGGGTATAAATTCTGTATCGCCGTTCAACGCGGTGTTGAATCACCCTTTTACATGTACTATTCCAAGACCGATAAGACCGTGCGTGAGTGGTCTAACCCCGATCCGAGCGGCGACTCCTGCATTCATTTCCTCTATTGCTACCAGAATCTCATTAATCCCTATGGCATCGGCATTGTTAAGCTGGCTGGAGGGACACAGAACGTTCTTGACTACATGCGCCAGGCTGACGTACTCGCCACACAATTAGGACTCCAGCCGCCACTCAACATCAACGGCAATGCTGATAGTGTAGACCTTGATTCATTAGTCTTTGCCCAACGTGCCCAGTGGTTTACCGGTAATGCGACGGTTGAGCCAGTTCAGGTCAATACTGAGACGTACCGGGGTCTTCCTGAGCGTATGAGCATGTATAAGACATCGCTTAACCAGCTTATCCCCACTGGTGATACGTCTATTCAGGCTGGATCAGGCGATCCCAACTACTCCAAAACGCCGGTGGGGGTCAAGTTTCAAGCGGCCGACTTGTCGATTGATGACGAAGACTTCAAGGACAACCTGTATATCACGTACGCGGCCGTCGCTAAGTCGATGATTAACACCCACTTCGCCAACATGGAAGGTTCTGACCTACTCAAACTAACTGATGATGAGAAAGAACTCCTTGTTAAGGGCGGCTTGCAGTTCCCTGAAGACACTAACGAGCTTGAAATTGTTTGGGATACGGTTCGTGGTAAGTTTGATTTTGAAGTCGACCCGGAGAAGGACCAAAAGACCGCTGATGAACAGAAGCTAGAAGGTCTAACCAAGGTGGCTGAGTTTATTTCTAACCCCAATACTGCCCCTCTCTTGCAAAGTGGCAAGCCTATCATGCTTGGCAAGAAACAACTAGATACCGGTGAGCTCATGGCGGAAATCGTTAGCCTCACCACTGATAACGACAAGATTATCACTGATGCGACTCCCGATGAACTTGGTCCTGACGGTCAGCCAATTGACCAGGCGCAAGTTCAAGCCCAACAAATGCAGGAACAGGCCCAGGCTATGCAAGATTTGCAGAAAGAAAATCAAGACCTTAAAGATAAGCTGACCGAAGAACAGCAAGTGCCCTATAAGGACGCTCCAGAAGATATCAAACGTCAGAAAGAGCAGCGTGCCGGCTATACCCCATCCATCATGCTGTCACCCGTTCAGGAAGATGCTGTTATTAAGGCTCAGCAACAGGCACAGGCTGAGGCAACCGCTCAACATGCGCAAAGCATGGATATCGTACGCGAACATAATACCCCCGATCCCATGGAGATGGAGAAACTAAAAGCTAAGCAGAAACCGAAGGTGGCGGCATGACCCGCAATGACAGTCTTTTATACACGGCCGCTTCAAGTGCCAGCTTTGCTAAGAAGAAGGCGGTCGCCGAAGAAAAGAAGCAAAAGCGTGAGCAACTATTGCCAGCGGGTGAGATTGTGCGCGACACCATTCAAAAGCAGGTGACTAAGCTGATGTATGGTCCGTATGTTGATGAAGAGAAGATGAGCGACGTGCAATTTCGGGTAGAGCGTAGAGCTCGCAAGCTAGCCGTCGCTAGTCTCATTGAAGTGCAAATTGAGCTGAGCAATATATTGCGGGATCACAGCAAATCGGAGGAAACGTGGGCCACGCCGAACGACGAGCAGAGATAGAGGCTGAGCAATCCAGTTTAACGAAGGATGAGATACGCGACAAGCTAGAGCGTGAGGCGGAGTTCACGCTGGACTTAGACAATCTACCCAAGGTAAAACATCACTTTGTCAAGCGTGGTATCGTGCTGTCATGCGAGGGTGCTGGGCACCCTAGTCATCGTCATTTTCTCCATTAAAAGCTTGTGCTCTTGATGGTTTAGTTGTTATGCTACGTCTAAGATATCCCTTTATCGCGGTGTCGCTTACCTTACGAGCAGAGACTCGCCCACTTAATGGGTAGACAACTAAGGAGAAACAATGGCATATCCGCACGGCTCTAAGTACATGAATTTTTATGAGGAGCTACCCAAAGCGGAAGAGCTAGAAGCCGAATCTGATGATGATGGTGCTGAGTCTGCTCTAGAGGACACAGAGATATCATTCGAGCATAAGTCAGACGATGAACCCGAAGAGGCATCTGAGGAAGAAACGAACGACGAAGAGGCTAAGTCTGAAGATGACGACAAGGAGACTGGGGTCGAAAAGACCAAAGTTGAAAAGCCGGCAGCTAAAGACGCCAAGTCGGATGAGGAGAAGACCAAAGCCTTCAATAGAGAGCAGGCTGAGAAACGACTCCAAGAGAAGCAAGCTAAGGAACTTTCACGGAAGAAGGACCAGGACGACTACATCGCCGCCGCTGATCCAGACGATCCCAAAGACCTAGCCGTCCGACAATTACAAGTTGATGCTTACACCAACAAAGTCACCGCTAATCAAAACACTTTGACCAGTGCCTACCAACGGGCTTTAAAGGATTTCGATATCCTGAACAATCCCGATCCAGCTATTCAGGCTAAGGTCAACCGAGCCCTTGATTTATTCCAGGCTGCTTCGGTCACAGTGGACAAGTACGGCGAACCGGTGGATGTACGCGGAGATTTGTACTCACATTTACAAACTGAAGCAGACTCTATTGCCGAGCTTATGAGCATCGGCGCACGCAAGCAGACGACCAGTAAGGAGAAGGAGAAATCCAAAACCCTTACTCCGCCTAATCGTGCTCCGAAAGAAGCCAAGAAGACCGCCATTGCTCAAATGATGGAGGGATTCGACGAGGAAGCTGCGCGCTAGAGTCGGAAAGAACAATTAAGTGGCTATTAACCTTGCTACCGAGTTCCAAAGCAAGACATCTGATCTTGTTAAGGCCAAACGCAAAAGTAAAGAATTTACCAACCAGGATTGGTCGTGGGACGGCAATAACGCAATTATCGTTAGTACCCTCTCTGACCCGACCATCGGTAACTACGATCCTAATGCGGCTGCCAACCGTTATGGCAACGCCAGTGAAGTGGAAGACACTCAGCAAACCTGGACGCTAACCCGTGACCGTTCGTGGACCAAGACGATGGACAAAAAGAACCAGCAAGACGCCAAGATGTTGCGTAAGCCGGGTTCTTACCTTGCCCAAGCGACCAAGAACGTGCTCGTGCCGGAAATTGACACCTACATCTTCCAGTCCATTGCAACCACCGCCGCTGTCTACAACCGTGACGACATCGTCGCCGACGCTGCGACATCCGCGTCTAATGCCTGGACCAACCTGACTGCTATTGGCGCTGACATCACCGACAACGAAGCGCCGGAAGAGGGACGTGTTGCTGCCATGACTGCCGGGTATTACAACTACCTTAAGCAATCCGGCATGGTGCTAGCATCCGACATGGGTCAAGCCATCCGCCACTCAGGTGACCTGGGGACGGTCGACAACAACAAGATCGTGGTTGTCCCGTCTAGTCGTATGCCCACCACTTCTGGTGCGGTTGACCTGCTTATCTCTCACCCGTCGGCGACGACTGCCCCTGAGAAGCTGATTGACTACACCTTGCACTCGAACCCGCCTGGTATCTCTGGTGATTTGCTTGAGTACCGCCACCGCTACGACTGCTTCACTGACATCAACCGCATCTACTCGATCGGCATCCACGCTGTCGCGTAATTAACAGGAGAACTATTATGGCTGTTTCTACGCCAGATACAGAACGAAAATTAGAGGTCCACGGCGTTCCGAAGCCGAAGGGTACCTCATGGCTCAAGGAAGTAAAGGTTGACGCGGCTCGCGCGGCCATCCAGCACCTCCAGACTCAGAAAGAACGTCAAGACTTCGAAGCTGCGAAGGCCCGTGGTATCACCCCGGCGGAGATCTTGGCCCAAGGTAAAAAGACGCTGGGCATGCCTCGCGCCGGAAAGGGTAACGAATAATGGCTACCATTAACTTAGAGGGTATGGGCCACCGCGAATATGAGGCGGTGACGACAGCGAAGACTCTGGATGCTGGTGATTGTGGCGTGGTTCAAAACGCTACGGCAACCCTAACGGTGACCCTTCCAGCTACGGCTGCCTTGCGTAGCTACACCATTCGGGTGGGTGCGTACGGTATCACTCTCACCATTGCTCCGAACGCCAGTGATTACATCATTGGCAACGGTTCAACGGCTACCACCGCTAACAAGGCGTTGGTCTTCACCAACCAACCAGCCGGCAGCTGGGTGAAGCTTACCTCAGGGACTGGTGGATGGGTCGTAGACGCCATCTGTGGCACCGCCGCTCTGGCCGCTTAACTAACAGCGCCTTTAGCCAGCTATCCAGATGTGTTGCCTGGACTGGCTAAAAGGCGTTATTAAGGAACAATTATGTCGATGAATCCAGGGCTCGCCGCCTACATGAAGAATAAACAAGCTAGCAAGCGTACTCAGATGGTCCCGATGGCCGGTATGCCTATGCCCAACCTTCCCCAGTCTGGAATGCCAGGATCCGGTAAAACTCATTCTAAGACTGCCCACAAGATGAAAGGGAAATGTTAATGACCTACTTTTCCCGCGTTGAACTAGAAGAAATCCAAGCTGGTGTTCGCCCTGCCGGAGTGGTGAAGACCATAACCTTTGACGGTGGCATCACCAGTGGTAAGTTGTCCACCAAAGCTGCCATGACCACTACGCTCGGTGGGGCCAACAACGACATGACGTTCACCGCCGATACAGCGGGGACGGCTGGTAACCTTATTACCGTACAGTATCGCGATCCTGGGGAAGCTGGACGGACGATTGGCGTCCATACCAACGGTAATGCCATTATTGTCGATTTAGGCACGACCGGAACGGCCGACAAGGCTCAGGGGACGATGACCAGCGATGCCACTAATCCGGCGGATGGTGGCACGTTTGTGGTTGGAGCAACGACGTACACACTTAAGTCGACTCTGACGCCAGCGGCCAATGAGGTGAAGATTGGGGCAGATGCAGCCACTACTCTCGATAACGTCAAGTCAGCGGTTAACGCGACCGCTGGAGCTGGTACCGCCTATGGCACGGGTACTGTTGCTAACGCTACTGTTGACGCCACGACCAATACCAACACTACGCAGTTGTTTGAGGCGAAGACGGCCGGCGCTGCTGGTAATGCCATCTTGTTTAGCGAGAATGCTACCCATATTACGGTTAATGGCAGCGGTACGCTGATCCGTGGTGTCGATGCTGGCGCGATTGAGTCAATTGCTAGCGATGTTAAGACGGCCATTGAAGCCGATACCGCGGCGGCAGCCCTGGTAGATATTACTGACTTCTCGGGTAATGATGGTAGTGATCTTGTAACGGCCATGGCAGCCACTCCCTTAACCGGTGGATCTGATGGTAAGGTTCCCCTGTTTACCGTCTCAGGGGCTTGCTTAGTCAGCTTGCGGGGAATTGTCGAAACTACTCCCACCGGTACGGGCGGAACCCTGGTGCATGGTAAGACGGGCTCAACCAATGATCTGATAACGATCCTGACTGGCACAGCCCTCACCGCTGGTGGCGGGATTGATAGCACGGGTTATGTAGCTCGGGGAACGGCTCTCGCCAAGACGCCGATAAAACCTTACTTCGATGGTCAGGCCATCTTCGCTACCACTGCTACTCATAGCATTGACACTGGTAAAATTCATTACATAGCTGACTATATTAGCATTACAGAAGGCGCGCGCGTAATACCAGCATAACCAACAGGAGTATCTGGCGCGTAGTGGACTAACCTTCACCGCAAAGGAATCAACAAATGGCTAACAAAATTGAAATCTTCCGAGGCACCACTTACCCAGTAGTCTACAATCACGTCGACAGTACTGGTGCAGCTGTAGCTTTGACAGGTAAAACGCTGTACTTCACGGTTAAACAGCCGGTTTATGACTCCAATGCCACCGATACCTCTGCAGTAATCAAAAAAACTGTACTACCGGTCGATCACACTGATGCTGCTGGGGGAATTAGTGGGTTTACCCTAGATGACGCCGATACCTACATCGATCCGGGCAAGTATCACTACGACTTCATCATTGAAACAGCGGATGGTTTAGCCGAGCCACCGAGCGTGTACGGCGAGTTTGTCGTCAAAGGCCACCCGTCTAATCGCCAGGTAGGAAACGAATAAGTGCCTAGTACGACGATCCGTGTTGTTGGAGTAGCCGCTGATGGCACTATTGTCGTTAATGGTATAGCTGGCCCTCAGCAAATTACAGCTGTGGGTACCGTAGCAGCAACTGGTCCTCAGGGGCCTCCTGGTGCCGACGGCATCGACAGTGGCGGTGGGGATGGTACTGGTGTGTGGGGGGGTATTACTGGCACCATTGGCAACCAAACTGACCTTCAGACAGCATTAAATACCAAACTGACCAAAACCTCCAACCTCTCCGATCTGTCCAATACCACGACCGCCAGAGCTAACCTAGGTGTTGAAATCGGCACAGATGTCGAGCCCTTACTGGCTCCGACTACCTCGGTTGACTATCTGAGGGGTGATAAAACATTCGCCAATTTCAACACGGCGGTACGGACGAATCGTCTTAACGAAATGGCGACTCCGTCGACTTCTGTGAATATGGCGTCACAACGCCTCACGAATGTAGCAAATCCCGTAGCGGACCAGGATGCGGCTACCAAATTCTATGTCGAGGCATTGGCTCAAGGATTAAGCGTCAAAGCATCTGTCGCAGCGGCTACTGCCGCAGCCCTGGCGACGAACACATACGTGGCAGGGGTTATTACCGCAACCGGCAACGGCGCACTCGTAATTGACGGCGTAACGGTGGCTCCCGCCGACCGAGTGCTTATAAAAGATGAGGTTAGCGCCCTCAAGAATGGTATCTACGTCGTCACCGATGAGGGTGATGCCGGCTCACCGTTTGTCCTTACTCGTGCCGACGACATGAACGCATCCAGCGAGATACGGGGTGCTTTCACGCTTGTTACAGCGGGCACAGTTAACGCCAATGGCGGTTGGGTCGTGAGTGGCGCTGGACCATTTACGTTGGGTACTACTGCGATTATATTCGCACAATTCTCAACGAGTTCAGTGGCGGATGCGACGACGCTGATCAAGGGTAAAGTACAGTTAGCTGGAGACTTAGAAGGTACGTCATCATCACCAACTGTTAAGAACATGATACGCGTGTTTAATGTTATGGACGCCATTTACGGCGCTACTGGCGACGGATCAACAGATGATGGCCCGGCAATTCGTGCGGCTCAGGTAGCGGCCTTTGTAGCTGGTGGTGGCTATGTATATCTGCCTAAACCCACTTCCTTCTACAGAGTAGACGCTCAAGCTGTGATTGGAGTTTCTAACTTTGAGTGCGGTCTCTTATCTTATTCAAACGTTCATCTTTTGGGAGAGGACGAAGTATCGACTGTAATTAAAGTCTTTGGAACTGCTGGACGAGTTGATGGCATTAACATTGGCTATACAAGTTATTCCTCAGATGCTACGGCTACATTAACCAATTCAAAAGTCCTTAACCTTACTATTGATGGCGATGGGGTTCCTCTGGATAGTTTTGGCTCGGCAGTTCGTCAAAATACGGAAGTAGACTTTCGCCATCTAGAATATGACCATGTAACAGTAAAAAACTGGGCTATGCTGGGCGGCATCGGTATTGGCATGACAGGCGGCGACAGTAGTTACGATGTAAGATGCACCAACATTCATGGCGATACTATAAACCGTGCCGTTGTATGGATGGCCCTGGTAGATTACTTGCTTGTCGATACCGTCTTTGGCGAAAATATTACGGGTGATGCAAGCACTGACGAAGGTGGCGTGGTGCAAGTCGAGAGTGGCTTTGCTCCAATTATTCGTAATGTAAGTGGTAAAGAAATTCCCTACCAAATGCTTCTTTTGGGAGGAGCTACGCGTGGTGTTGTATCGGGTGTGCGCGGAACTTTTAACCTTGATGGTATCTATGCATTGGGTTCAAATTGGCACATATCCGACGTTCGTCTTGAAGTAGGGTCATCGCCGGCAGCAGAAACTCATGGTATTCGTTACGACAAGACAATCACACCAGGTCAGCCTCACGCAGTCCCCGTAGAGCAGAGTGCGAGCTACCTACAATATTCAGATGTTTGGATTGCCGGAGCTGACTATGGGATGCTTATTAACGGTAGCGAAGACTACCCACAACGCGCTTGGCAGTTTGATCGCGTTGACTTTGAAGGATGCGGAAAAGCCATAAAATTGGTTTCGTGCAAGAATTTCGTATTTAATGAACTCCAGACTCTTAGCAATACAGAAGTCTGGGAATTAGATAACTCTACCGTTATCGTGCGTGGAGGCTCGGCAACTGAGCATCCAACGGCTTATTACCCTAGTGGTAACTTTACGAATGATTCAATTCTCGACGTACAAGGCGTTGGCGGTGGGGGTGTTAGTGCCGATGCGCACGATCGGTATGTGGGCGACTCCGGCTCCACCGTATCTCAAGGGGCTGGTTCTTGGTTAGACAACACCTATAACGTAGGTATTGGTCTGGGCGTTTACTCCAACCAGGGATCTACGGCTGATGCTGCTCTCGTTGAAGTTAAGGTGGACAATTCTGCTTTTGACCAGCCGGCGGTTCTTGTCGAGAACGATGGTGCGGGCAATGCTTTACGAGTTGTTAATGCCGGTAGTGGCCGTGGCGTGGATGTTCACCAAGATACTGATGGCGATCTTGCTTTATTTGTCGAGAATGCCGGTGGAGCGAACCATACATCGGGCACGTTTGCTGGTGTTCAGATGTACAACGCCGGGGACACTTCGACTGCTTTCTTGATCGACAACGCCGGTACCGGTCGTGCATTGAGTGTTAATCATCATGACACCGGCACTGAAGCGTCAGTATATATAAATCGTTCAGGCGACAGCGCGTCCCCGGCCATTGGCCTTAGCGTTACGGTGGAGAATGATGGAGTTGGCGGTACAACAGCTGCATCATTCTCTGGTGGCAAGGTCGATTTAAATACCCAGAAGCTTGTCAATATAGCCGACGGCACAGATCCTCAGGACGCCGTTACTAAAACCCAACTCGATGCAGCGGTCACTGGATTACTTGAGTTTAAGGGAGCTACCGACGCTAGCACAAACCCTAACTATCCAGCTGCCTCAAAGGGTGATGCCTACGTTGTGTCCGTCGTAGGTAAGGTTGGCGGTAGCAGTGGCAAATCAGTCGATGTGGGCGACATGTACCTCGCCACGGCTGACAACGCCGGTGGTACCGAAGCCTCGGTAGGCACGAGTTGGGTAGTATTGGAGCATAATCTCGTAGGGGCGTTACTAGCTAACAATAACTTATCTGATCTGACTAGTGCTTCAACTGCTCGGACAAACTTGGGCCTAGGCACTCTTGCCACTCAGTCCGGCACATTTAGCGGCACCTCATCTGGTATGAACACCGGCGACCAAACCGACATATCTGGCAATGCCGCCACCGTTACAACTAATGCTAACCTCACTGGTCCTATTACTAGTGTTGGCAACGCCACATCGGTAGCGTCTCAGACGGGCACAGGCTCAACTTTTGCTATGGCAGCTAGCCCAACGTTTACTGGAACTGTCGGAGCGGCGGCAATAAGTGCCACTGGGACTGTTAGTAGTAGCGATAAACTACGTGTAAATACTGTGACGGCTCTTGTTTCTTTACAGACCACTCAGTCCGGCACTAAAGAATTTTTGGTGGCGGTTGGCCTACTGGATACCAACTCATTCTCAATTTATGACCAGACAGTTGGTGCATATAGGTTGCATATTGATACCAACGGTAATATCGGTCTTGGTAAGACTAATCCAGCTACGATACTTGATATTGTTGGCACGGTAACAGCAACATTATTCGCTGGATCTGGTGCATCGCTCACATCAATTCCTGAAAGTGCTGTCACTGATCTTACTACCGACCTAGCCGCCAAACAGCCCCTAGACAGCGACTTAACAACCATCGCAGGTCTCACCGCCACCACCGATAACTTTATTGTCTCCGTCGCTTCAGCTTGGGCTAGTCGCACTCCATCCCAAGTGCGCACAACCCTAGGTCTAGTAATCGGAACGAATGTACAAGCTTGGGATGCCGACCTTGATACTTGGGCCACAAAGACAGCGCCATCTGGTGCCGTTGCTGGTACTACCGATACACAGACTTTTACGAATAAGCGTGTTACCGCACGAGTTTCCACGACGGCTTCAAGTT